CACACCCCCGAACTTGCGGACTCCGCGCCCGAGGAAGAACGGGGGACACACCCCCGTATGAGAACGGGGGACACACCCCCGTTTGGTTCGGGGGACACACCCCCGAACAACCCAGGGATAGCCAAGGAACTACCCCAAGGACGGGCTGACTCCGGACCTCAACCACAGGAGTCCCCCGGCGCGCGGCCAACAGATTTCGACCAATCCCAGGGACAAGCCGACCACGCCCCTGCCGCCCCGCCGCCCGCGCGTTGCCCCCGCTGCGAAGGACCGATGATCACCCGCCCCGGACGCCAGCAGTGCGGCGGATGCGACCGAGCCGACCGGAGAGCATCATGACCGCCCCGTACTACGCCGACGACACCGTGACGCTCTACCTCGGCGACGCCCTCGACGTCCTCCGCACCCTCCCGGACGGCTCCGCCGACTGCATCGTCACCAGCCCGCCCTACTTCGGCCAGCGCGACTACGGTGCGCCCGGCCAGTACGGGCTGGAGGCCACGCCCGCGGCCTACGTGGAGACGATGAGCGCGGTGTTCGCCGAGGCCCGCCGAGTCCTCGCCGACGACGGCACGCTGTGGCTCAACCTCGGAGACTCGTACTACAGCGGCAAGGGCGAACCCACCCAGCCCGACGAGAAGAACCGCGCCCGCCGCCTCGGCAAGCGTGCCCTCGACGGGCCGTCCTGGGGCCTGCCGAGGAAGAACCTCATCGGCATCCCCTGGCGCGTCGCGTTCGCCCTCCAAGACGACGGCTGGACCCTCCGCAACGCGATCATCTGGGATCGGCCCAACGCCATGCCGGAGGCCGTCGCCGACCGGCTGTCCTGCCGGTACGAGCACGTGTTCCTGTTCAGCCGCAGCCCGCGGTACTGGTTCGACCTCGACGCGATCCGCGAGCCACACAAGGCCCCACAGCGCAAGGCGGGCGCGAACGCCTTCCGGGCTCGCGATATCAACCACCAGCGCACCGCAACCGGCGCCTACACCGGCCCGGACATCGAGCGCGGCCGCAACCCCGGGGACATCTGGAGCATCGCGACCCGCCCGTACCCCGAAGCGCACTTCGCGACGTTCCCGATCGACCTTCCACTCCGCTGCATCAAGGCCGGCTGCAAGCCAGGCGGCACCGTGCTCGACCCGTTCAGCGGCTCCGGCACGACCGGCGAGGCCGCGCGGCAGCTCGGCCGCCGGTACGTCGGCATCGATCTCAACGCGGCGTATCACGACCTCGCGGTGCAGCGGTACGCGCAGGGCGTGCTCGACCTCGGCGAGGTGATCGCGTGACCGCCCCCGAGCCCTGCGACTCCTGCGGCCGTCGGCTCACCGACCCGCAGTCCATCGCCCGCCGGCTCGGCCCGCACTGCTGGCGCAAGGAACACCCCGCCGCCCCGACGCCAGGCCGCAGCGACGACCGCGCGGGCCCTGACCTGGAAGACGCCGGGCAGCTCGCTCTCGCCATCCAGCCCCCGCTACCGACCGGAGACCCGACACCGTGACCACCACCGCCGAGCCACTCCACGGCTACACCCTCCGTGAACTCGACCGCCTCGCCCGCAGCGTCATCGCTATCGACCGGTGGGACCGCGGCGACGCCGACGAGCGACACGACGCCGTCCTGTACGCCCTCGTCGAGCACCTGCTGACCGCCGACGACGCGCCCACCCGCCGCGACCTCATCCGCCTCGGGGCCCGCGCCGCCGACCGCCACGTCCGGGACGAACTGCACCACCACGGATGGGACCTCCGCGACTACGCGGCCGGGTCCGGCGCCATGGCCGCCTTTCAGCGGTACTGGCAGGCCAGCCCCACCCCCAGCCCTGAGGAATCCGTCATCGAGCAGATCGCCCGCCAACAGATCTGGCCCCACCTCTCCCCGGACCAGCAAGACGCCCTCAACGCACTCGCCGAACACGGCGACTACCAGGACGCAGCCGACGCGGTGGGCTGCTCCCTGCACGCGTTCTACCAGCGGATACAGCGCGCCCGGTCCCGGGCACTCGCCCTGTACTGGGAAGGCGAGACGCCGCGCCGCGGCTGGTGGGACCGCCGTCGCCGCACCGAGCCCACGCAACTGCGATCCGTCTCCGTGCACATCCGCAGGCGCCGCCACACGGCGGTGGCCGCATGAGCGCCACGGAGACGCTGGACCAGGAGTACGACCGCCTGTTCGAGGAACGCGGCGACCTCATCGCCGCTGTGCGCGACCGCGAGCCCACCCCGGAGGAGTCCGCCCGCTTCCGCGCCGTCATGGCCCGGCTGCGCGCCATCCTCGCCACCCCGCCCCCCGGCTACGCGCTCCCCACACAGGCCGCAGCCCTCACCGACCACGCCCGCGCCCACGGCTGGCACGCAGCCGTGCAGTGGACGCCACCCGGCTGGGATGACGAGGTCCACGTGAAGGTGAGCGTCAGCCGCCACCTGACTGAGCAGGAGGCCCGCGACGCCCGCGGCTCCGGCTGGGGCTACGTCTACACCTGGCACGCCCGCGGATGCCAGCCCGGCCGACTGCGCCTGTTCGGCGCTGGTCAGGCCCAGACGCCCGACGCTCCGTGGGCACACCCCGCGCCGTCGCTGCGCGCCGTGCGGGAGGTGATCGCAGCCCGCCCCGCCCCTGCCTGACCCACCCGGCCCCGATCGCGCAACGGCAGACGCAGCCGCCTTAAAAGCGGACCGAGTGCCGGTTCGAATCCGGCTCGGGGCACGACCACCCACCCACCGCACCCGACAGGAGACCCGACACCATGACCGCCGCACCCACCCAGCTCGACACCACCCCGCTGGCGCCGCTCGCCCGCGTCATCGCCACCACGATCGAGGAAGTCCCCGTCCGCCTCGGGCCCGGCGGAACGGACCAGCTCGCCGCCGCGCTCCTCGCCCGCGTCGCCGCCTACATGGGCCGCCAGCTCGGGCCGCTCGCGGCCGTCCTCGGCGAGATCGCGGGCGAGCGTACCCGGCAGGACGCGAAGTTCGGTGAGCAGAACCACCCCGACGGCACCGGCAACAAGTCGCAGCAGGACCTCGCCGAGGACGCCCGCAAATGGTGCGAGTCCGCGTTCGGCTCGGGTTACGGCACGTGGTCCGACGTCCTCGCCGAGGAGGTCGCCGAGGCCAACGCCGAGCGCGACCCGGCGCGGCTGCGGGCCGAGCTGGTCCAGGTCGCCGCCGTCGCCTGCGCCTGGATCGAAGCCATCGACCGCCGCACCGCACGCGCCGAGGACGGAGGCAACGCCTGATGGCCACCTGGACCTGGCGCACCGTCACCAGCACCCGCCGCGAGTGGATCATCCCCGCCGCCCAACCCTGGGGCGCCTGCCTCGGCGACCTACGCGGCGCGATCGCCGCCGCATCCGTCGCCTACCTCGAACACCACGGGCTGCCCGAGAACGCCGCGCTGGCAGACGACGCGCTGCGCTTCGAGCCCCGGGACGCCGAGATCGTCATCAGCTTCACCACCGAGGAGCAGCAGTGACCGCCCGCCACACGGCCGACTCGATCACCGACGACGCGTTGGACGCCCTGTACGCCGAACGCGACCGCCTCGCCGCCGAGGTCACGCGCCTCACGGGCCAGCTCAGCGAGTACGCCGACCGCGCCATCGCCAACGGGCGCCGCGCCGAGCAGGCCGAAGCCGCCCTGGAGGACCAGCGGAAGGCCCACCGGACCGCTGCCGAGGCTGCCGACCGCTTCCGCGACATCCTCTGCGAAGCCCTCGGCCACCCCGACGAGAACCCCGGCGACGACACCCTCGTCAACCAGATCCGCGCCCACTTCGGCAAGACCGGCCCCGAGCCCACCACATGGCGGGACCGCCTCACCGGCTACGAGGCCACCCGGGACCAAATCAACGCCGCCGCCCTCGACGACACGCCGCCCGACGCCGCCGCCAACCACGAGGCCATGACCGCGCTCGAACGCGGCGAAGACCACCTCTGACCCCACGACCGACCGGGAGCCACCATGCAGACCGACACCGCGCAGGCCGCCGACAACCTCACCCTCATCGCCGCCCACTGGGACGACCTCCACGACGCCCTCACCACCCGCCAAACCCACGACTGGCCACCCACCATGGGCCTCACCAAGCTGCGCGAGCCCGACGAGGACGGCGACCGCCTCGGCGACGTCCGTTCGCTGCCCATACGCGCCGACGTGTTCGACGCCATGCAGCACATCACCTCCGCCCTCGTCGAACTCGCCGACCAGATCGCCGCCGAGGTGCAGCGCCCCACCCTGAACGCCGCCACGGGGAAGGGATGGACCGACCCCATCCACCGCGAAGTCGTCCTCCTCGCCGCCCGGGACGCCGCCGACACCCGCCGCTGGCGCTACACCGGCCAGCGCACCGCCCCCCAAGCCGCCGCGTGGCTCCACGACCGCCTCGCTGGTGAACCGGGCCCGTTCCGCCCGCTCCACGACGGCCACCGCGCCCGCATCGCCGACATCGCCGCCGCCTGCGCCATCACCGTCCAGCGCATCCTCCGCACCGCCCGCCAAGCGGTGAGCACCGGCCAGCAATGCGCCTGCGGCGGCGAGATCGAGATCCACGGCGGCGACGGCACCGACCCCGCCGTGAAGTGCGCCAGCTGCGGGCGCACCTGGACACCCCAGACCACCGCCGCCTGACCATGACAGCCCGTGAACGCAACCACGGCCCGTCATGCCCTACACTGGGCCCCAAGTCCGGCATGCCCAGACACAGAACGTCGCCGAAGCCCCGCCACCGCGCGGGGCTTCCGCATGAGCAGGACCGGCACACCGCGTTCACAACCCCCACACCCGGGCTGTACGATCCAACCCCCCAGCCCTGGAGGGGCCATGGAGACCACAAAGCCCCAAGCGCCAGTACGGCGCCGCCCACGGGCAGCCGCCATCCTCAGTCTCACAGCCCTCGGCATCGCTCTGGCCGCAGGAGGATTCGCAGCCGGACGAATCAGCGCACCGCCCAGCGACACCAGCGCAATCGACTGCACCGAGCTGAAAGCCGAAGTCGTCCGTATCGGACAGGCCGGGGACGGCGCACAGGCGCAAACCGGCCTCCGAACGGCCGTGCACCTCATCCTTCAGAATCCCGACTGCTTCAGCGCCAGTCAGCGAGCATCAGCCCAGACAGCACTGGACACCCTCGACGCCAACTCGGCCCAGGACACGCCGTACTACGACCCCTTCACATGCACAACCCAAGAAGGCTTCTGGGGCGACCTAACTACCACCTGCCGCTAACCGAGCCCCGCGTGCACGGCGCCTCGCTCCCCCCGACGCCCTGCGCGGAACACCGTCACGAAACCATCACAACCACCACGCCACGCATGCCAGTACGCCACCCTTGCGGCATGACAACAACCCGCACCGCCGCCCTCGCACTGGGCGCGTTACTCCTCACCCTCACCACCGCGTGCAGCACCAGCGACAACGACAACGGCGGCAGCAGCAGCCCGGCCGACGAAGCCGCCCTCCGGCAAGCCGTCCAGGACAGCGTCGACGCCATCAACGAAGGCGACGTCCAAGCCATCCTCGACTCACAGTCCGCCCGCTGCCGCGAACGCACCACCGAGGCCGAGACCCAGCAGGCCGTCGACCTCGTTGAGACCTTCTACGGCGACGTCGAG